CAGTGTTAAGATCCAAGATGTCGGCCCTAAACATGACACGGCTGCCAAAGCCGGTCTTCTGCCGCTTGTAGTCCACGCCTTCCGTGTACTTGGCCAAATCATACACAGCACCTAGCTGCGCCTTCATCTGCTTTTCATGCACTGTAAATTTCATACGAGTAGCGGTCCTACGATTTAAGTGTTCAATTTTTATACACACCTGTAGAGGCAGAAAGGACGCCCAGTCTGCACAAGCAAACCGGCTGTACACGATGCTGTACTGGCACTCCCGCCAGGGATAGACAGCAGCTTCGCACACAGGAGCAACACGCTCACGTCCTTTTCCGCTAACAGCCCACCATGGATGTAGCGTGGCTGTAGCAGGCCGTCAAGTGGCGTGTGGCTAACCGGCCAGGCACAGAGAGCGCGGCCCTGTGTGGGCTGCGTAGCAAGCGGGGGCGCACAGAGAGGGGCGGCCATTTGCGGAGAAAATTTTCAGGTGGGGGGATGAGTTGTAGCGAAAGTTCTCAGACAGAGGCCGACCCCCTCCCCCCCTATCGGTTCCGGCTTGGTTGCGCTGCTTTGCTGCCGAGCTTGGGCCGGTTTTCAACCTGCTTGTCACGTTTTTTGTCACGTTTCGGCGATTCACTGGCACAAAAGCCGGCTTTTACTCTGTAAACGTGCCAAGGGTGAATAGAACAAGCAGAGGGATTCACCGAATCCGCGGTGACGGGGTGCTGTAGGGGTGGGGGAAGGGGGCCGAGGGAGGGGCCGAGGGGTTGCGCGGGGTTGCCTTGGACGCGAGGGGGCCGAGACGCATTGCCTTGCGCATACTTTGTGAAACGCACGCCACCTTTTCACAAGCGCACGCACGCTCTCCCGCACTTCACCCTTTCCCGCACCCGCTCTCCCGCTCTCCCGCTTTCGCCCTCGCACCCTCTCGCTTGCCACCCTTCGCACTCGGTCCGCTGCCATGCTTAACTTTTCTTCACTTTTTCCTTTAAGTTATGCCACAGCCTGCCGATAGTACATGCATGCTCACTGAATCCAGCTGCCAGCCCTACATCAACGCCCTCATAAACGACGGCGGAACCCCCATGTACGTATCACGTTACACACACGCCTTCGACTATGAAGGTGAGATCGTCGCATGTCTTGAATGGTCGGCTGCACACGCTTTGCTTGCCACCCTGCGAGCCTCTGCCACTGGCACAGAGGTGTTCGACATCTGCGAAGCCTAATCGCCACCCATTCCGCCTCTCCTACACAGGGGGGGCGGCAGGGTGCCGATACGGTACCGCTAACAAACTAACAAACTGACCCCATGCAATCCAACCTCGGCAAATTCACACAAGCCCTTGAACTGGCCTATATTGACCTATTCACAAACGATCCCGAGTACGCCTATAGCGCCGCCGTTGCGACCCCTAAGGCTCTGGCTTCCAAGATGGCAAGCTATCTTATGACGGGTGACGCAAACAAAGAGGGCGAGGGCATAAAGCGGGCCTGTAAAGCGTGCGGCATAAGGCAAACATACAAAGCAATTTCGGCCTTCCTGCAGTCTTAATTGCGTATAACTACGGCCTAAACAACGCCGCAGAGGGTGCCGCAGATTGGCTCCGTTCCAACGGCATTCCCCCGAAAGGCCGCGCATGCGTGTCCCGCGACACTGACGCTCTCACAATTGAAACATGTGATGTGACGGCCTTGTTTGCCTTGTTTGCTGGCCTGTAGTCTCTCACCCCTAACAAATCAAACAAACTAAACAAATGATTCATCTCACCCTTAAATCCGCCAACATTAAGACCGGACCCATTCCCGTCTCCACCTCCAGCGCCGATACCTGCCCCGATGCCTGCCCTTTGAAGCGTGGCGGGTGCTACGCTAAGTCAGGCCCGCTTGGCATGCATTGGCAAAAGGTGACCGCTGGCAAGCGTGGTGCAAACCTTACAGCCTTTGTGCAAGCGGTCCGATCCTTGGACGCTGGCCAAATATGGCGCCACAATCAAGCGGGGGACCTCTCTGGCAAGGGCGATCGCATCAACACACGGGACCTTGGCCGTATTGTACGGGCAAACAAGGGCCGCAGAGGGTACACGTACACACACAAGCCACCGGCCCTCGGCAATAATGGCAAGGCAATCGCCAGCGCCAACGCTAACGGCTTTACGGTCAACTTGTCAGGAAACAGCCTTTCCCACGCCGATGAACTAAAGGCTCTTTCCATCGGTCCTGTGGTTGCCATTGTGCCAGAGAATGCACCTGACAAGGGTGTCACCCCCGCTGGCAACCGTTGGATCGCATGTCCTGCACAAACTAGAGAGGGTGTCACCTGTGCGACATGTAAACTCTGCTCTGTGGCGACACGTTCGGTAATTGTGGCGTTCCGTGCGCACGGGACCAGCAAGCGCAAAGCAGCGGCCATTGCAAACACCCTCTAACCCTATGAACTCCCGTAAACACACCCTTGCCATCCGCCTAGCATGCCTTGCGCTTGTCGCCGGCGACGCTTACGTTCTCGCCTGCTACCCTTCGCTGGAGACTGCTCTTGCGCTGTGGCTCCCTATGGCGGTCGCGTTCGTGCTGGCCTACACTCCGTGCCCTTCCCGTTTCCGTTTCCGACTATGAATGACCGCCTTTTTGAGGCTCTGGCTCTCTATCTAGTTTTGTCGATCTTCTTCAAAGACTAGCAACCCGCAACACAAAGGGGCGCCTTCCTTCACCGGGGGCGCCCTTTTTGCTGCCCTAATTCGGCCGGCTTTGCCCCTTGCCTTCGTGCCCGGTGCGCGCCTTTGCCCTTTACCTTGCCGCCCTTACCACCCTTTGCCACCCTTTGCCCTTCACTCTAGCCCTCTGACTCTGGCCTTCCCTAATCGCCCACCCACCCACACACCAGCCCAGGCACGGGAGGCCAGCCAGGCCCCTATTGGGAGGCGGGGCACCGTTTCACTATTAAGGGACTAATTTGAATTTGATTTAGCAATTTTGATTTTGATTTTCAGTTTTGAATTTCAATTTGAAGAACCAAATTTGATTTTGGATTTTAATTTCCAAATCACTAATCGTCATCCTCATCCAACTCCACATCATCAGGCTCCTCACTCCACCGCATCGCTTGATACAGCCTAGCATACAGGCTGCCGCTGCCGGCCTCGAACGTCTGATAGGTGTCCGTGTCGCTGTCGTGCGCTAACACCTGGACGCAGTCAAAGTGCTCGCCTAGGTCAGCGGCCACTCGCTCAATGTAGTCCTGCTTTTCTTGAGCGGTCATAGTTTGCCGGTGTGATAGTGGTACGACACGATGACCTTCCCATCGTTCGTAGTCGTCCGAAACTTCCTTCGCTCCCACTGCTTGCGCTCTGCCAAGCTCTGAGCCGCACCTCGCTTGACTCCCAGCTTCTCAGACAACTCCACGAGCGTATACCAACCTTCCGGGGGAAGTTCACCTAGCAGTTCGGCTTTGAGTAGCTCTAGCAGCGTCTTCTTCATACAGGTAATTTGAAATCGCCGGCCTTAGTTTCCTTTGCCAACCACACCATCGTCTCATCCGCACAGTACTCTCCCCAAGCGAAGCCTCTGCTCCAGGAGGTCGTCGCCCGCCGGTTGGCAGCGTACCCCATAGCGTCACGATCCCCTAGCCAGCCCACGCAGTAGCCTGTAGGGTGCGCTCTGTTGCGGCCCTCGGCCTGCTGCACCCTGTGTAGGTGAGCAATGATGACCTTGGTAGCAGTGCCGCCACAAACGGCCTCGGCGTGATCTCTCACGGAATTTTCGTTAACCATGTAGCCGTGTCCAAAGAGACAGTCGCCAAGTTGTCTCCAGCCGTTTTGAAAGTTGTAGTCCACAACTTGGCAGCGCATAGCTTTAGCCCGATCAGTGATCTGAGCCATTACTCTAGCTGCCAGCGCACTCACTATAGCACGCGGTGACTCCATGAGTGTGTTAAGCCTAGCCTCGTGATTGCCAAGAAAGTAGACCTGAGGCTCAAGACGGCTCAAAAATGCCAGACCATCGTTAAGATCTGACTCCGGGTTTACACTGTCGTCGCTACTGCCAGCAGCGCCAGCCCTGAGGCAAGCTAAGTCAATGGCATCACCAAGATGCAGCGTTGTCTGCGGCTTCCACCGCTTCTTAAACGCTAACACCTTGGCGAGCAATGCTTGGTCAGCGTGGTGGCCGTGAGAGCAGCCCACAGCCATGAATTTCTTCCACGATCTGACGACATTAGCCATTATCCTTTCTCTATCAGATCTTTGAAAGTTTGCACAATCTTTATTCTGATTTCATCAGGGCAGCCCAGCAGCTTGACCTCTCGCCAATCTTGTGAGGGATGCTTCTCTCCAATATGGCTGCTGAGCACCTGCTTGTTAGGCAACTCAGCCACCCTATGGACCACACATGTGCCATCCCGGCTGATCTGCGCATGGTAGCCATCCTCTTGGTAGATCGTCCTCACGCTAGGTGAACGTTAACGCAGTCAGCAGATCTTTCATGTACCCCGAGCCAGGCCTCACGAGCCTTTGCATTGAGCCAGCCAATCTTCGAGGTCTGCACGGCAATTGCCTTCTCAAGACGCTCCTTTTCCTTCTGCAATAGCCACTCCTGCTTGAGTGCATTGGTGACCGCAGCTTTCAGTGCCACGATGTGCGGTGCACTTGGCTTGCGTGTGCGTGTTTTGCGGGTGGTTGGTTCCATTGTTGTTGTGTTGGTTTCTGTCATAAATTTATTCGTTTATTGCCCATAATTGGGCGTCCATATCTAGTTTCTCGTTGCGGATGTCCTCGTCAAGCAGAACCTCCGCAGCCCTATCATTAGCGTGAGCCTGACTGTATGCGATAATCCAGCCAACTTCGGTATCGTACACATGAGCGTTCCTCCAGTCAGCCCGGCAGCGGATACCAGAGGCTGCGTGCTGCCAGTTCGGCCTGGCCCAATCAATTTGTTGTGGTGGCTGTCTCTTCACAAGAGTATGTTTCAGTTTGCAGTTTTAGTTTTGGCAGCGTGCCCGTGACGTAGCTCCGGTCAATGAAGCGCACCCTGTTGGTAGGCTGGATCGTTAGCCGGCCATTGCTTAGCTGCACAAAGATAAACTCTTTGTCTTGATCTGGTGCGTCAGACCAGCCGTCATGCAGGTGGGTCGTCGAGAACAGATACTCACCTAGCAGCACAGCATCCCGCGCCTTCACGCTCACCTCCAACCCGCGAAGGATGGGGTTCTGTAGCACGGTGAACCCGTAGCTGTAGCAATCCCACATCTGTGCATCCTCAATGTGCCAAGGAGCAGCGTCCTCGCTAAACGCTACCGCATGAGGCGGGATATTGCGGTACAATGCACCACCATCACGCAGGATGACGTTGATGCCCCAGGCTCTGCCAGGGATAGCCGTCAGGCCAACCCACATGGCTTCCACTAGGCCCACAGGTTCCTCGTGGGTGTAGGCGCTGTCTATCCAGATGTACCTGTGTGTGGGTAGTGCGCCGATCTTTGTGTAGTTCATTTCGGCTTCATTGCTTGCATGAAGGCGTCTCCCACTTCCGCAGTGGTGTGAACGTGTACATGCTGGTGTAGACTGTCTACGCTCTTGTTGCGGTCCATGGTGGCCAGCTTGTCTGTGGCAATCCCCAGAGCTAGCACGCTGTCCTTAGCACTCATCTCTGGCATCAACTCAATGACCCGGTCAGCCGCACCGTCAGCTACCTTCTGAAGCTTCTCCTTGAGGCTAGCTGCGTACATCTTCTCGCGAAACTGGCTATCGTGATCCAGGCCGGTTGTTTTGATCTCCTGCACAACAGATTTACTGATCCCGGTGCGTTCCTCAATGGCCCGCACACTCATGCCTTGGCAGTACAGATCAATGACCTGCTTTCTCATGTCCTCTGACACGCTGGCCATGCGGCCCAGGCCGTTGACTTTTTGCACGTCAGTACCAACGACATAGTCCTCAATGCGGACATTTGCCAAGCCGGCAAGCTGCCGGGCGCGGCTCTCCGCAGACTTATACACTTTCTTCTTCGCCGGCGGTTTCTTCTCTGGTTTCATATGTTAGTTTAAGTACGTCAATTTTTAATTCACCGTGGTTCAGTGTGATTGGAGCATTGCTGCCGTTGCTGTCGCCAACGAGCAGCCCGGAGCCCACAAACTTAGTCTGTCGTCCCTTGTAGGTGAGCAGGAAGCCGGTCTTATACTGCTTGTAGAAGGCTTCATCATCCACAAATACAATGTGCTTGCGGTCAAGCCGGATAGTGTCAACCAAATCAACGTCCAGCAGAGCACGAAGCGTATCAAGCTCGCCATCATACGGCACAAAACGTGCAACCTCATTCTTGTGATCCAGCAGAAGGGCTGTGTCGCACGCTAGTGCTATCATTTTTTAGATCCTCGATTATTTGTTTGAGTTCTTTGATTTGTTTGTTCTGTCTAGAAACAACCTCCTCAAGCTCAGGCATCAGTACCTCACAGAGTAAGCAGTTCATACGAACAAAGATTTAATGCGTTGCCACAAAGTGGGACGAGCCAGTGCAATTCTGTTCATCTGGGCCTGAGTCAGATTGCTCTCAGGCAAACAAGCTGTCTTTTTGAGCCGGGTCCAGTGTGGCTTGCTGACCACCGGGTTGCTACGGATGAGCTTCTCTACTTCCTCAAGTGCGTAGTATTTGCGACCTCCGATCTTAAGGCCTGTCAGATCACCTTTCTTTTCCCGGTAGATTACTGTTTGCCAGTGACACCCCAGCCGTTCCGCCGCCATTTCCCGCGTTAGCAGCAGCTTTTTTGGCCCGCTTCCACTCTCTGGCTTTGCGTTGTATTTCTGCTTTTTGCTCTGGAGTGAGCTTTGCTCTCCATTCCCGAGATTTCTCAATGTGATGTTGCCGATTCTTTTCTCTTGCACGTTTGTTGCTTTCATTTTTGTTTTTTCTTCTTTGTTCCTTGGTTAGCGTTGGCTTGCGTCCGGGCCTCATTGGGTCCCGCGGCACAGTTATAGGTCGGTCGCTCGTTGGTTTAACTTTAGTTTTTTCTTTGTTTTCCTCTGTTTTTTTGGAGTTTGAACAAAGGAACTTGCCCTTGAAGGAGAAGCTCAGACCGCGTTTCTTCTCCCAGGCTTTCAATGCATCCATCATGGATGTCATCTTGTTGTCCATGTTGCACATGTAGATGCTCCCATTCGCTGGAAGATTGTCTTGCATGGCAATTGTTTTCTGTGCTGCGAATCTCATATTTAAGTATTTAGGAATGATGCTGTTCTGCCGTTGAACCGGAGGTGGGTACTCACACCACAAGGTCCGTTGCGCTGGAAAGGTATAGACACTTTCCGATTCTCTTCGCCATCTATTTCGATGGCCATGATACAGGTGGCGTCCTGCTGGATGGCGCGGCTCTCACGAGCCTTGCCCTGCTCGTTAAGCTGGGTGATGCCGATCACTAGGCAGCCCAGTTCTAGGCCTAACAGGCGCAGCGAGCGGGACACTTCTGCCACCTCTCGCTCACGGGTGGCATCCTTGCCTAACTCACACCGCACTAGCTGTATGTAATCCACAAACAACACACGCAGACCCATGGTCGTCTTGCTCATGGCCCGTGCCACAGAGCAGATGCTACCGATGTCGTACAGGTCGTCCCGGATGATCAGGTCGCTCTTGTGCAACACGTTGAGCGCCTTCTGCATCCCGGTCAGTTCACCCTCAGTCTTGACACCTTCAGCCAAGGACCGGAGTGACACGTTGCCAATCCGTGCCACTAACCGGTCAATGATCTGGCTGGCCGGCATCTCAAGGGAGACAATCAAAACGCCTGTCTTCATTTCTTGAACCTCTTTCCGTTGTCCTTGCGCAGTTCCTTACTGTTGTGGCTCTTATGGTCATTGTACTTCGTCACCAAGAAGTCCACGAAGACTTCCTCTGTGCTGAAGTGCATGGGTTGGGTCGCCAAGTGATCTATGAGATCCTGGCAGTTTTCCTTGCTGCCGATTAGCAGGACTTCCTGCACGATCTTTGGCCTGGGCAGGTGCTCGTAGCCTTCGTTAGTGATGCTGCGCCGCAGTGCAACGTACTCTCTCATTTGCTGCGCAGGTAATTCTTTGCGTTGTCTACGGCATCACAGATCCTGCTGCTGCGAATAGAGCGCAGGTCATCAAACAAAAGCTCTGAGCCCTCTATGAGTTGCCAGACCAGCCACTCAAGTTCCCTGACTCGTTTCTCAGCAGCTTCTGCTCTCCGATACTCTTTTGCGTAATCTACATCTGTAGCCATTATCCCAGTGCCTCCCGTGCAATTTTTTCCATGCGATCAATTTGGCCCATCACAGTTTGGCTCATTAAAAGGCAGCACTGTCCTTCATCTGTGATTCGTTCCAGCGCAAACTGAAGCATCTCAATACGCTTTTCTGCGTCTTTAAGATCCTGCCTTAGCGCAATGATAATCGACTCAGCCAAGTCAGGGTCACGCCGGTATTTCTCTTTCCAAGTCATTCTAGTGCCTCCCGTGCTATTGCCCGCACCGCGTCCATGCGGTCAGGCAGGGTGATGACGAAGTCGCAGTCGCGGATGCGTTCAAGTGCGTATTCGAGTTTCTCAATCCAATCCGCTGCATCTAACATCAAGCAGTCCTCATCAGATACGCCCATTTTGGCTGTGTCTCTCAGTTGTTGCACTAAGCTCATTCGGTCATCTCCTTGTCGATGTCAGCCAGGTAAAACGTCTTACCGTTAACTGTTATGCGCGTTTCAAGCGGCCACACTGCTCCTGCTATTCCTAGCCCATTGCCTCCGCATGCAGAGGCTCCACCAGACCCACCAGAGGAAGTGCATTGAACTGCCGAGGATTTCTCGGTAGTTGCCGCGTTAATTTGTTCGTCAGTCATATTATTCAAACCTCGGAAGGATCAACTTAAACTCAGGCAACCCCGGCCACTCTTGGCCCTGCTCGCACCGCTTAAAGTGCGCCAACTCCTCCTCGATGCGGGCGTTGGCGTTGTCTAGCACGCCGCTAGAGGGCCGCATGAACTGAGCCAAATGTGGTGCTTCCGTATCGACAACGAGGAACCAAAAGCCTGGCACCTCGCTCAAGCCAGCAGCCTGCTGGAAGCCGTACTGATACCAAGCGGCCTGCACATCGTACCTGAAGCGGTTGAAGCTGCTGTCAAAGTTGCGGATGTCGTTCGTGGTCTTGAGATCGACCAAGCACGTCTCCCCATTGATAGTGGCGATCATGTCCGGCCGGCCCTTGCACTTGATACCGTCACGCTCCCAGAAGATGCTAGCCTCAATGTTATCATCCTCCCAAGCACAGTGCTCCATGAGCGGAGCGCAGGAATTTAAACAGCCGTTGATCATGGCCGCTTCATCACGGGTTACGATCACCCTGCCGATGTTGTTCTCACAGAATAGTTGCCACTCCTCCTTGCCGGCTTTTGTGCGCTTGTCCACATCTGGACCCACTGCGTAGTCCACGCGGCCTTCGAGCACTAGCGAGTGGATGAGCGTGCCCATCTCCATTGAGCGGGATGGCTTCCATTCCTGCTTCTTGCGGTGCTGGTAGTAGCTGGGCGCAACCGCGAAGTTGTCCAACTCGTGCTTGCTGAGCCCGGCCATCTGGCGGTACTCGGTCATGGGTATGTTCCTGTGTATCATAATGTTAGTTGTTTAGTGTTAAGCCCAGACTTCCCAGTCGTTAGCGAGGATGTCTGCTAAAAGCAGATGCAAGATAGCTCCATGGCAATCTTTCAATGTCAGTTTAGTATTTCTCCAGTCAGCCCTGCAAATAAACGCAGCCCCAGTATTATTCAATTGCTTAAATGCCGTTTGGATATTCAGGTTACCATATTGAAGCTCTGGCTCATGGGGTACGCCTTCCCATTCGCGATCAATGAGGCAGCCAAAGTCCATGCCCCTAAGTTCAGTCACGGTCTTTAAGTGGTTCATGTTCCCTTTCCCACGGAACTTGTCTTTGATCCGCACCCTCCAGCCATCAGCCAACTTGTCCAGCAGTTCGTGTCTTGGTATGTCTATCATTTTGTTAGTATTGCTTTGATTTTGTTGTGTAGGTCTTCGATGGTGCCATCGTTGACTATCTCTATATCGGCAGGGATGTCGGCCTGCTTTAGCTCTGATTCGTGATTTCCTGAAATAATTCCGGGCCGCACGATGCGGACGATGATGCCGCCAATGCTGCGCACATAGTCGGCCTCGTTCTGAAAGCGCACGTCTGTGAACACATGGTTGCCGAATCCCACGGTTTCCTCATGCACATAGTCCACCCAAATGGACTCCTTGTACGCCCTGCCGGCCATACCTAGGTTTTGCAGGAGCTTGCGCCCCCGTTCGTCCTTGAGTCCGTTCCAGCCAAAGTCGAAGGCGAGGTTTTTAACTTGGTCAGCAAACGCTACCCGCTGGAAGTATAACTTCTTTAGAGCGTCTGCCGCGGTGTCCTTGCCGCTGCCGGCTAGGCCGATGAGTCCGATGTGTTTCATTGTGTTCAATTCGTGTTCAATTTGTGTTTTTATTGTGTTCAATTAGCCACTGCTCAAAGGCTTTCCAGACTTGCTTGTTGGGATTCTGGCAGCACCGCTCGCTTCCGTCTTTCTTGAGCCACAGCGGGCCAAGGTGCTTGTCGTAATCAAACCGCCAAATCTTGCCGTTCACGATGACCTGTTGGTCGGCCAGGTCACAAACTGTGATGACAGTTGTGCTATCTAGCCAGATGTCTTTCACGGGTTCACCTCCAAGGCACCACAGGCCACTACGGCACCGTGTTCGTTGCGGATCATCTTTGACGGTGAGCACAGGTCCTTCCGGTCTGGTAGCTGGATGCGCAGCAGGCCGGCAACGATAAACATCGTGTCATCCAGTGGCTCCGGGACGTTCGAGAGGCCCAGCATTTTGCTGGTCATTAGCGGCACACCGTTGACGGTGCCCACCTGCTGGAGCTGTGTGTTGACTCGGGCAATGTAGCCGGACGGTTCCACGTCTGGATGCCCGCTGATTTTGATTGTATGAGGAGTAAGATTAACGAGTTTCATTGAGTATGTTTGCGATGATGTTGATTGCCAGCATGGTTTTGCCGGACTTCTCGGGGCCGCCGATGACCAAGAAGTCACCGTAGCGGATGGGGGTTAGGTTATCGAGCTTGTCGTACCCGGTACGGATACGCTGAGTGTGGTCATCGCCTTCCTGGTAGCGAGTGATGGCGTCCATGATGAGCGCCTGGGTGTCCAGCCGAATGGGTGGCGTCATCTCACCGCGGATGCGCTCAATCCCGGTGGCCAGTCCGTTGACTAGCTCCGTGGTTGTGACATCAGCGGACTCAGCAAACTGCATGCCTTCGGAGAGCACAGCCACTACGGCCCTCCGCTTGCTGGCATTCTTGACGATCTCCATGAGCCCTTTCAGGGCCCCGGCAATCGGCATGAGTGTGTACAACTCGGTCACCTCATGGAACTGCACACTGTCATTCCGTTCGCGCAGCTTTTCAAAGATGATTCTAACGTCACAAACTGCGCGGCGTGACACTTGATCTAACACCACTTCAACTACATCACGGCTTAACGCATCATAAATGAATGCGGGATTAAAAGCAGCGTCACTTATTGAATTAAGAACAAGCTCGGGGTGGTTAAGTGTGATACTTGCAATACCACGCTCCGCCTCCACGGGAGTTGGTATTTTCATTACCAACCTTTCTGCGAAGTGTTGTTAGCTTCGAGCAGTGAACCTGACCGGCTTTTAAGCGACTGCCGCTTCTCGCCCTGCGCCCTGCAAAGCCAAGCGTTGAGGTAGCGACTCATGCCCCGGCGGGTCTTGCGCTTGGTGGGGTTGCAGTCCATCCAGAGACGAGCCTTCATCAGTTCAAGGTCCACCGTGGTCTGCCCAAAAGCTGAGCAGAAGTCTGAGTACAGATTTGGTGGCATGGAGTAGAGGCCGTCAGTGCACTTAAATTGCTCAAGGTTCTCCTCTCCCCCCTCACCTTCCCCACCCTCTTCCTTCCTTTCCCCCGTACCCCCTATCCTACCATCTCCCTCCCCATCCTCACCCACCCTCTTCTCTCCAGTGGTTTCACATGCGAGAGACTTGAGCCCAAGCTTCCGCAAAAACCTCTCGGCCTCAGCACCAGCAATGTAAGGCAAGTCTTCAAGCACCTCATCGCTTGACTTCGTTGATGGCGCGTCCGCAGCCGGAATGGCCGGTTCTGATGCCGCTTGTGGCTCGTCTGGTGTCACCGGAGCGGATGGCATTGTGACAGCCGCAGAATCGAGCACAGGGATGTTGACCTCCATGACGGTGCCGGAAGGGTGAGTGATCTTGATGTTGATGTTCATTTCGCCACCTCCTTCGCTGCTGCGATGAGTGCGTCTGCTCCATCAAGTGCGTACTTGATCCAGTCGCCACTAACTTTTGTCACATACGTTGTGTTGGAAAACCTGCCGGCAACGAGCTGCGCAGCAATCTCTAGCCGGGTAGGCTCTGGGCGAACGAGCGCAACGGCAGCTGTGAGATTTGTCATAGCGGCCTTTTTCAAATCCTCAATGTGGTCTTCCAAGCGTGCCATTTCCTGATTTGAAGCGCCCCACCCCTTCTGCATCCTTTCCATTTCAGAAAAATATCCATCCCGTTCTGTGGTCAAAAGTTTAACTTTTGCTTCTAAGTCGAAAACCTCTTTACACGCTGCGCCTAATCTCTCTCGGTAGTCGTCGCGTTGATCTCGCAGAATCCCGTAGTCGTGCGGCGTGCGCTCGGAGATGGCCTGAGCCAGATCTGACTGCATCCGCTCGATCAAATCTGCCTGCTCTTGCAGCCTTGATGCGGCTTCCAATAGGTCGCGTTGCAAAATGGCGTCCATCTGGCCTGCCACCTTGCGTATGTTGTCAATGATTCTCTGTGTGCTTTGTGTCATATGTTTGGTTTGTTTGTTGGTCTGCGTGTTTTGACAGATGCGCAGCCCCTGGTGTTGCTATCCTTTTACGTGCGGCAGCACTCGCACACTCTGGCTGAGTTCTATTTGAGTCCCTCCATGCCTTCACGAAGTAACTGGAAGAACGTCCCCGCATCCATGGTAACCTTCCAGTGCTTACGGTCTTTCTTGTGAGCAACGATCCAGGCTTTCTTGCCTGCATCCCGCTCAGCTTGTTCGCAGGCTTTATCAAGGTTGAGCGCCTGCACACATTTGACTTCCATGTGCAGGTTCTTAAGCTCCTCGCAGATCACGTCCGGGCTGTCAGTGCCCCCGGCGAACTGCTGGCCCCGCCTTGCAGTGAAGCCAGCCTCGCGGAGTTCATCACGCCAGAGACGCTCGCCACGAGCCCCTTTAGCGCGGGAGTTTACCATCCTGCTTCAGCCTCCAGTTCGTCGATGACCTTGCCCATGGGAATCTCATCGGGCACTTCCACCGCGGCCGGCTTTGCTGCTGTAGCAGGAAAACAGTTAAACAGGTTAGCCTTGTCTGCGCTGATGAAGATGGACGCCCGCACAGCTTGGATCTCTTCCGCTGCCGTGATGCCTGCCTGTTCAGCGGCCCACTTGGCAGCGGCAGCACACTGCACATAAAGCTGAGCACGCTGGAACACGAGGCGCTTAGCGTCAGCCGGTGTGCCTGCTCCCTGACCGGAAGCCAGCGAGGCGTTGGTCTTCACAGCCTGCTCGTACTGCTTTTCTGCACCGCGGACTCCATCAATGATCGCAGCCTTCTCGGAAATGTTTAGCTCGTTGCTGTCAGAATGCTTCGAGTACTTCACGCTCAGGCCCTGCAAGCCCTTGTTGGTGGGCTGTGACTTGATGGTGATGGTCTGGCCGATCAAATCTTTGATCTCGTCGTTGGTCCAGAAGGAGGCGCGCACTTCGCCAGTGCTGTCCTTTAGGATGGCAGCAACTACGCGCCAGGGTCCAAACTTGCCCTCGCCAGTCTTGGGCGGGAAGGCGGCCTTAACCTGGACGGACATCTCTCCGATGATGCTGCCGTCAGCGAGGTTTGTAAGGTCAGCGATTTTAGCAACTTTCATATTTTCGTTTTGGTGTCTTCAGCCCTGGGCAAGGACGACTGTCCCTGCAGCAACCAGCGCTGGTTGGCAGACAACTAGGTAATCGGCGCGACTACAAGGAGTCTTTAGCGCTTTTTTGTAGAAGCCTGTTTTCTGGCGGCTTCCTTCTGTACGGAGTAGGCAATAGCAGCGGCCTGCTTGGGCGGCTTGCCGGATTTGATCTCGGCTTTGATGTTCTGGACGAACGCCTGTTCTGTTGCTGAGTGCTTGATTGGCATGGTGTTATTTGCGTTTTCTGAATTCTTTTTCTGCGCGCTTACGGGCGTCTTCCTGAGAGCTAAAGATCCCAATTCGCTTGTTGTCAGGACCATATAGCCCAAACCTTTTGCCGTCTTTGCTAAACATGCGGTAGCCGGTAGTGGAATCTGTGGCTGACATGCCTTGACCAAGTTGCTCCTGTTGAGTCGTTGCTGGCAAGAAGGTCATCTGCTGGTTGCGCGTCTGGTCAGCAACCTGGTTGACATAGTCAGAATGCAGTGACTCTGTAATGCGCTTTGTCATTGCCATTTGCTCAGGGCTGTTGACCTTTAGGCTAGGCAGCTTCATCAAGAGCTTGCGCGTGGTTGGAGACTCATACGCACGAGCAGCCAGCCCGATTCCGCCAAGCGCGCCAGCAGCATTTGCGACCCCGCCAACAGCACTGCTAATCATCTGCACGAACAACGGCATTGCCAACTTTGCGCCAGTTTGCGGATTGTCGTTAAACGAGCCAGATCGCTGCGTCAGCTTAAGGTAATTTATCTTGCCGTTAAGCACATCTAGTTCTGCTGGCTCAAATACAACGCCAATTGGCTTTGCGAGTTTCTGTACGTTATTCAGAAACTTTGGGATAGAAATGTCTCCGCTGCTAACCAAAGAATCCTTGGCGGCTTTAGATAAAATTGCGGACTTTGCGTTGTCGAGCCCAGCTTGATCCAAGTTGTTGATTAAAATCCTTACATCGCTTGGCTTTGAGGAAAACAGCAACTGACCCACCTGCTCAGGATTTGCAGTGCCCCGGCGCAGCACGGAACGAAGTGCAGTGGACTCCGTCTCTTTAATCATTCCATAAATCTCAGAGTTTGCCCTAGACCATTCAGATGCAACCCCTGGACCTTCTGCTGCTTCAATAAAGCCCCTTACATCATTGCGCAGTGATCTGTAAACCTTGCGGCTGACCTTCTCAAAGTCACTTTTAATGTGAGCAAGCGTTGGGTCTTTTGCCAACGAAGTGCCAATCACTTTCAAGTTAGGCTCAATTTGAGCCAAAGGCTTGCCAGTGTACCCAATAATGGCATTGGTTACTGGATCAATAATTTCGTCACCAAGCAGCGCAGATCTAAGCTCAGATAGCTTTGCGATTGCAGGAGCATAAAACCTCTGATTGATGCCAGCCATCCGCCTTGCTTCAGCGTCTATTGTGTTAAGGGTAGATTGTAGCTCAGTAGCCTGCATGGCAGGCATTCCAGAAGAAACGCGACCAACAATAGCATTTTTCTGTCCAGTCCAAGTGGCTAAGTTACTTGCCCTAGTGGTGCCAAGCGACCTCATCACGTCATTGATGACATCTGAGTCCGCAGATGCGCCAAATTGCGATAGCAATTCACTGACCGTGTTTACGCGATCCTGCTGCTCTCTTGCTCTTTGTGGAGCAGTGCCAAGCAGCGTTCCTTCAGTAAATTCCTGTCTCAGTTTCTGCCACTTTGTTTCAGGCGGAAACACATCAGAAGTCATTACTGATTTGCCCTCTGCTTCCGCAGCGGCAACAGTTGCGGAGACTTCTGCTGAAGTCATGCCAGGCACCCTTGGCTGAGCAGGAGCAAGACTACGCGAAGCTCCTATCCTTGCGCCAGTCATTCCGCCTGCAAGTCCACCAATAAGCCCAGCTACCGTTTGCCCTGTTTCTCCAAGGCCGGCTGATTCAGCGCCAGATCTTGCTAGCTCTCCGCCTGCTCCAGCACCCATGCCAGCTACCACTTGCTGCCCAGGCCCTGATGCTAAAGCCGCGCCAACACGCTGGGCCAAAGGAGACGATAAGCCTTGAAGCATCTTGCCTGCGCCAACTCCGCTAAGCGCGCTTATGCCACCAGCGGAAATTGCCTCAATGAGCCTCTGCCCTTCAGTGCTAGACACAGGAATCCCAAGCTGATCCATCAAGTGTGACCAAGCCTCTGTAGGAGTCGTAAGTCGAGTCCCAAACAGCTTATTGACTCCAGCAATCACTGGATCAGCAAGCATTGCCCCAGTGGCTAAAGCTCCCGCACCAGCTAGTGCCGGCGCTCCAACTACTGTTGCCGCTGCTGCTCCAGCACCCATCATGGCAAGGGTAGGCAATACTCCACGAATCACAGGAGCAGCAGTTTGCAGTGCTTCTTCACCCATGCTTGGAGCAGCCTTTGTCGCCGGCTTCTCTGCTGCCTGCAATCGGTCTAACTCGCCAAGCAATGCCTGAACATCAGCCACCGCTTGCTGGTCGCCTGCTTGGGCGGCAGCGTCAGCACTCCTTAAGAGGTCGTAAAGTTCGTTGATGTCAGCCATTGTGGTTACCTTTTGTAGCGACTGCGCATTGCCTCAATATCAAGTGGCACAACAGACTTTTGCTGAACCGGCACAGAAACACCGGCTTGAGGATATGTGGCTGGCAATTCGTTTGCAGGCTGCCTCTCTTTAAGAGGTTGAAACTGCACGGCTCCCAACCGTTTTGCTATTGTTGGGCTTGTTGGCGAAACAACCTGATCGTCAATGTCTTTGTTGTAACCATCAACATACGAATTAACGGTATAAATAGCAGTTTGAAGCGCCCTTTCTGGGTTAGCCTCAACCATTGCTTTAATGAGTTTTTCCTTAAAAGTGCCTTGCTCTTTTTCGTCTAAAGATAAGTACTTGTTAAACAAAATAGCAGGGTTAGTTGGCTGCTTCCCTGTAAGCTGTGCAAACACAGGCGCACTTAACAAATCCTCATATTGAATTAGCATTTCGCTAACCTGAATGGCATCAGATGAAATGATTGATTGCAGCGGCTTTGCCATTGATGACCTCATAAATCGCAGAGCTAACTCTGGATTTGTATCCATCAATTTCTGTGATTCTTTAACCACATTGTAAGCAGAAACAAGTCGCTTCTGCCTGTCTCTAAGCCCGCCATCCCAGTTCTTTTCAGCAGCCTTGTACTGGGCACTTTCTTCAACCGGCTTAGGCATCGGCAACTTAATGTCGATGGTCTTTTCAAGAACTTCTCGGGCATTTTTGGCGTTAGGTGCTCCAATGTCACCGTAGGTATCTGCAATATACTTCATCCCCCTGTCGAACTCTGTATTCCTAGCCTGCTCGATGACCTTTCTAGTTGCCTCAAGCCTGTCTGCCTCATACGGAAGCGCAGCAATCTGCTCCTTGATGGTCATTGGGCGCTGCTGCCCCGGTTGCTGTGCTGCCATCTCTTGTGGCATTCCTGCCGGCGCAGGCATAGCACCTGGCTGTGTCTGCCTTGGCATGGCAGCAGCCATCTCGGCTACGGCTGGAGGCACTGCAACTGCTTTTGGGGGAGCCTGGCCTTCTACAAAGTATTTTTGATACTCTTCGCGAGTAGGAGCCGCATACTGGTCCTGTGGTAGGTATGGTCCCTGAAGTGCTGCTGCGTTTTCCTGCAAGTACTGAGCGTATGGATCAAGCCCTGGGATGCTAGGCTGCTGATAGTCTTGTGCTGGAGTTTGCGCAGTATCCTGTTGGGCTATGTAGCCTTCTTTTGCTGCCTGCATTCTAAGACGCTCTTGCTCTGCAAGGTAAGAAGTGTCAGGCCCAAGTGCCTGTAATCTTTTGCCAATATCTTCACGAATTCGCTGAGACTCTCTTGCGTCTTTGAGCGAAAGCTGCCCGGCATTTTGTTGCGCCATATATTCCTCTTTGGCCTGTTGAGCCGCGAGGCGCATCGCTTCCTGTTGCCTTTCAGTAGTTTCGTAAGGAGTTGTCCAATTTTTGGCAACCTCAGAAAATCCATACGGGCCGCGAACGGTCCGTGCTAAACGATCTCCGTACTGACCGATCTCGTTGTAAAGCCTGTCTAGGTAAGATTGATCGGCCATAATTATTGTTGGATAATCCTCCTTGTAACTGGGTCAAACATTAAATTGTCAGGATCGTCGTAGTAATTATCTGGAACAATTTCTCCAGTCCTTGCGTTATTATCTAACCTCACCCATTTTCCTTTTCTTGGGTCATACACAGAGCTTCCATCAGCGGACATCATTGGAGATCCTTGCTGTTGAATTGATTGAAGCGGCGCTGGATTGCCCTGTGATGAATTTGTTGGCAGGTTCATGTAATCGTCAACACCTCGCACCCCACCAAATGAACTGTCAGTTATTGGCGGCGGCCTGCGTGCGCCGGCAGCCTCAACGCGACTGCCAGCCATGATATTGGCAACCGATTCCCTGCCGTACTGCTGTTGTGCGTTGCCAAGGAAGCTCATCACCATTGGAGTCATAGCAACCTTTTCTCTGGTCGAAACAGTAGTATCGTTAAGAAATCCTTTAAGTTCATCTGCCATTGGGCTAAACTCCTTGCCGGTAACAGGATCTTTTTGTTTTGGCAAGTAGCCCTCAAAAGCCTTAACCATCTTCTTGGTGGCGTCAAACTTGGCCTGATCGTCTTTGTATTCCTTGTATGCGCCAGCAATAGAAGAGATCCCACCGGCAAGCCCCTTGCCCATGGACTCGTAGCCACCCTGAATGGTGCGCCCAATGTTTGCGCCAGCTTCAAGAATGCCCTGGCCCATCATGCCCATGGCAGCCGGTGCTGGCCCTTGGTAAAGATTAATTGGTTTTGCCATAAACTAGGAAATTTTAGAGTCCATCCACGCTTTTACAAGTTGCTTTAGCTTTGGTTTGTCTGAGATGAATTTGGCCAATTCTTCTCCGTGCTCAATATAAGCATCAAGCAGGTTGTCATCTGCATTGGCTATAAGCCACTTCCTAAACTCAAGCCACTTTGGATTTTCTGCTCCGTACACTTCACGGGCTACCCAGCAAAATATACCTCCAATGGCCCCAAGCGCACCGCCAATAATGCTTCCAGTCATACTGGATTTGCCAGCCTGCTTACTGGCATTAGCTTGAGCCTGCGCGCCTGCCAAGTTCATCTGCGCGTTGTAGGCGCCGTAGATGCTGCCCATGCCAGTCTGGCTCTCCGGGTTGAATAGCTGTGGTCCAGCAGCTTGACCCATGTTGTAGCCCATCTGCTGCGCGGACCCAACCTGCCCCTGAAGGATAGGCTGCTTGTAAAACGCCTGCAACACAGGAGCCTGAGCGGCCTGAAGCTGACCCATAGCGCCAGCACCAAGCTGAGCCTGGCCTGCTTGAATGGCGGTGCCAGCCTGCATGCGCCCCTGCTCTGCTTGGCCGCGAGCCAGTGCTTGCTGGAAGGCAGTTTCCTGCGCGCCCATGCCAAGCTGTTCCCTTTGCAGGGCTTGACCAAACGCCTGCTGCTGCGCGCCCAAGCCGTATTCAAGACCTGCCCTTTGGCGATCTAGCGACTGAGCCAAGGCGGGCTGATAAATGCTCTGAATCTGGCCGGCAGCAGATTGGGCATTGGCTAGACGCTGCTGGTAGCGTTGGTTCCCAACAGACGCACGATTCAAGATTTCAGCGTTTACTGCTTGCCCGCCCAGAGCGGTTCCACGAGCAGCAAAAGCAGAACGAGCAGACTGGTCAGCAAGGCGCTGCTCTTCAGGGGTAAGACTTTTGCCGGCACTTAACTCTTGCCGTGAAGTCTCTGCCAAGAAGTTGGCGTAGTCTTCAGCACCAGGCATTGCGTTGACGTACTGAGAGACAGTGTTTTGGTTAATCTGCCCCAAGCCAGACTGCATTCGTGGTCCGCGAATTGCGCCAACCATGCCGCCTGCTTGAGGGCCACCAACACCCTGCTCAAAAGCAGTAAGCTGGGGAGCCTGCAAGGAGCGAGCCATCGACTGTTGCGCAAGCTGGCCGGTAGAGCCAAGGGCCTCTTGGTAGCCGGGAGTTAGTGAAGAAAACGCCTTCTGGTACTCAGGAAGCGTAGACTGAAGCTGCTGAAGCTCTGCTGCGCGATTGGCGGCGTTGTAGCCAGCCTCAATCTGAGCCACCTGCGGGTACATCTTCGCTGCTTGTTGCAGCGCCTGCTCCCCTAGGTAATTCTGTACGTTGGCCTGAAGAGCAGCGTACTTAGGCTGGTAAATCTCCTCCTGCGCGTAAACCTGAGGCGCCATCGCCACCTGAGCCTCGAGGATGCTCCGCATTGACTCCTGATAGTTTGGAGCCGCTGGAGCTTGAATGGTTGTTGATCCGCCTTTTCCCATATAAAAATAGCCGTTTAATTTTAGCTGCCGTAAGCTCTACAAGACTGTTATTCCTCCAAGTCCAAAGCTCAGTGACTGGTTCTGGTTGCTCAGACAAAAACTGCTGAAGCACTTCAGCGTGCGCTTGGATATTATCGGCCCAAACAAGGTGGGCAGTCCAAACTCCATTCTCTGGTTCAGGCCAAGTCCAGCTAAAATCAGAGCGACCAGGGTGAGCAGTTGAAACGCCGCAAATCTTGCCGTTTTGCTCGCTCCAAAAAAGACCTTTGTGCAAAGCGTAGAAAGAGATGTACTCAGCACAGTTGTTTCTTGTGCCGTCTCCAATCTCCATATCTGGGCTGTGCTTTGACTTTTCATATACTGCTTCAATTATACGCTCATAAAGATCAAGCGTAAGTGTTTTCATTACGTTTTAATGCAGTACATCAACGCGATGTTTTTAGGGCGGGTTTCTGTGCCGCCTGCGCCAGATGTTGCATATGAATATCCAGCACCAATTGTGCTATAACCAGGGCCTCCACCCCTGTCATTGAACGATCCATAAAGATGAGTATGCGATTCAAACATATCTTCCTGTGCAGTGCCAAGCGCACGTCCTGGGTCAACTCCTCTGCTATTGTCCCAGCCACGGACAAAGAAGCCGCGCAGATCAGGCGTAGTAACAACGCCAATTGCAACAAGGTTAGGATACGCAGCAGCACTCTGCCCGTTGCACTCCAGCCAGCCTGTTGGCGGTGTGCTGCGATAGAACGCCATAACGGCGCCAGTAGGAACCAGCCCAGGGCCGGCAGCCACAACTTGAGCGTCCACATAGGCTTTGGTAGAAGCTTGCAGGGGAAGCGCAGGGTCTGCTGCTAGTGTCAGCGTGTTTCCTGTGCCGATAGTCAACGATCCCACTCCAGTATCGCCGGCTTTGTTGATTGGAGTAAATCCTAGCGATGCCTGCTTGGTGGCAAGGCCATTGTCAACGTACTGCTTTGTGGCAGCCTGAAGGGCAGCGGCAGGATCAACGGCAAGTGTAAGCGTGCTTCCTGCAAGCAAGGCCAGTGAACCCACCCCCGTATCTCCTGCCTTGTTCACCGGCGTAAAGCCTAGAGTGGCCTGCTTGGTTGCCAGTCCCGTGTCCACATACTGCTTTGGAGTGGCAGACAACGAGCCGGCTGGCGTTGGGCTAGACAAGGTCAACTCGCCGGTCATGGCTACTGAGCCATTCTTGTTGACGTAAGGCGTTAGATCCGGGGCAATGGAAGTCTGGACCTGAGCAATCGTTGCCTTCTTAAGTGTTCCAGATTGGAGAACAAGCAAAGAATCAGCAGTAGTAACAGATGTTACGGCTGTTTTGTCGCTGATAGCACCAGGCACCAATGTGGCGTTATTAACGTGCGCATTCAAATTAACGGCAGTTACTTGGCCGCCATCTGCGTATATTGTTCCTGCTTGAATATCTGCCATATTATTCTTCGGTAATCATGCCCCTATTAGAGTTAATAGCATAAACGCTAGTTCCCTTCAAGGCTGGTCTTCCTCTGTTAAACACAACCTCAACGTCAATGCCAACTCCCTTCATGGCAATGCGCGGTCTTATTGTCCCGTCAATTTGTGCTGATCCAGTAAAAACGTACCGCAGTATTTCTTCTGTCGCGTCTGGATCGTGCACAGTGGTGTAGATGGACACATCGTCGCCAGCCGTGTTGTTGAAATTAAACTCAGCGCGGCTAAAGCGTTTAGTTGACTGACTGTCAAACGTGTACTCTCTGGACCGTATGCTTGCTGGCACTGGAATGGTAACGTACTCAAGCGTGCTAAGTGTAGCCGGCAGGGCAAACGAAAGCAAAGGAGTTCCAATAACGCCAAGAAACTCATCTCCACCTTCTAGCTCTTCTGCCAAAAAGATGCCACCATATGCACCAGCAAGAAAAGTGGTTGGCTGGCCAGATGGGATCGGCCCAACAAGAGGAACCTGTTGGGGCCGGCCAATGTTTGAAATAATAAACAATCTACGCTTTGCACCATAAAATGCTGGCACAAAATTATCAATAAACATTCCATCAGGGTAAGTGTCTATACTTTCCCATGCTTGGTTTAGCGTATTGTAAACTAAAATTGAATTATTTTTAATAGAGTTATTTGCTGAAAACGCAATAAAAAATCTATTATCAAAATACACTGCTGTAGTGTTTTGAGCGTAGTCAAAATTGACGCTATCAAAATAATCATCAATCGGCTCGCTCAGCGGCATTGTGTTGCCAAGCAGCTTAAGATCAAGCTGTGGCGTTAGCATGTGCACGCCCTTGCCGCTAAAGAAGAACACAAACTGACCAGCCGGGACAATGCTGTGTCTGGCTAGGCAGCCCACCTCCGTGGTGACTACGGTTATCTGGCTTTGATCTGCCGCAAGAGGATCGTGCCTTGGATCAATGTAAGCCACATAAATGGATTTAGACATGAATACCAAGAACTGGTTTTCAATCCATGGCAAAAATCCAACAATCCTGTCATTACCGCCTTGATTGACATCAAAGGTATTTAGCAGTTTGTCGTACCTGTCATCGAGGATGTCAGTAGCAATGATCTCTGTGTTGCCTGTCTTGACGACTATTCTGTTTTGAAAATACAGGCCAAACTCACCAGGAGGCAGTGGGTAAGTGCCTTCATTATTTATGCCAGTCTGGTCAACAAACGTCAGCGCAGCAGACACTCCATCCCACACGAGCGGAGGATTAGCTTGCTGCACTTGAAAGCCAGTAATGTTTGTATGCAACTGAATCGTTGCCCCAGTCGTATTGGTAAAAGAAAACGTAAACCTTGTGTCTATTGACACAGATTGTACAATTACATTTTTGTGAAAGTATTTATGTTGGTTCGGAGGAGTATTAAGATCAATTATGTTTACCTCTGCCCCAACAAATAATCCATGCGGAGTAGCTGTATTAACAGTTACTGTTGCTGTTGCGTTATTAGCAATTGCTGGATTGCTTATTGTTGCAGAAATTAAAGGTCCAACAGTTCCCCTAAAAATATACAGATTATTAAGTGCCTGTACTATTTCTGAATCAAAAGAAAATGAAGAAATTAAAACAGAAACTTGCCTAGTTTCATTTCCAAGATACCCAGGCTCGCCAATTTCATAAAAAATTTGAGTGGCAGTAAGCAATACTATTTCATGCTCAGTGTATGTTATATTTGGACTATCTAATGAATATCCAATTTTAACCTTATTACCAACTTTTAACCCAACAGTTGTTGCAACACTAAGCCACCTTGTGTGAGTGCCTCCAATAATATCGCTTACAAGAAAGTCAGTCTGAGATGTAAGTGTTCCAATTGGTAAATAACGACCAGCAGGAAAGGTGTAAGGAACCGAGAAAATGCCAGTCTGCGTATTGTACAGAATCATGCTGTCCGTAAACAACATGACTATGTTGTCTTGACCGGCAGCATTAACGTAGTAACCAGACCCAGATTGAAGTCTGCTATTAAGCGTGTCATCCGTCATGCGCTCACACCCCTTTCTAGGCTGCGCGGTGCCCCGCTGGAGCCGCATGTTGTTTGAGGACTGAGAGAACCCAGGCTTTAGATTTGACGGATCAAGACGCGAAGAGAACCCGATAAAGTTGTTATCGCTCTCTACTCCAATCTGGCTGTCTTCAGGCATTAGTCTTTGGCAATAAGGCGGCCAAGTTTCTCAACAAGCTTCTGAAGGTCGTCCCGGATGTCCATGATTACCTGCATGTCCATCTCGCCCTCCTCATCACCTTCTTCCTCCATGTCATCCTCTTCACCGTAGCCGCACTCAGGGCAGGCGCCATTTGACTTCAAGTCACAGCCACAATCCGGGCAGTAGTCTTTGCTGCCTCCCATGAAAGAACCAAGTGCGATAGTTAGCTTGCTCATGCGATGTACTTTTTAAGTTTTTCCAACCGATTATCCCAGCCTTTACTAAAGGATTTTTGCGTTTCATCCAGCTTTGCCAGCAAATCATAAAAGCCGTCCCGCTGCACGATAATGTCAGCGCACAGGGCATCCACGCCGATGTCGTTGATCTTGGCTTCCATAGCCAGAATGGTCTTTGCCCCAACTGCACCATCATCCTTGGTGCCAACTGCCCGCTGGAGGAACTTGGCAGCCTGCCCAACGCCCGTGTTTACGCAGCCGTCAAAATGTACCACACAGAGCGGCCAAGGCATTTTAAAGCACTTTCCGCGCACCCAATAGTCGTTGTAATAGATGTCCTCGACCTCCTCGTCGGAGATCTCTTTCACGCAGCGACGATCTTCCTGCCGGTCATCTCGGTACTTGTCGTACTCGCGTTGCAGGATGCCGCGGTTCGTCTTGCCGCCGGTGTCGTGCCTGTGGTTGCTAAAGCCTCCTTCAGCGTCCAGCACAAACGTCAGCGACCGCTCAAAGTTTGGGTTGGCTGGAACGGTACTCATTTCGGATGACGTCGATAAACCCAAACAACGAGACAATAGCCGTCGAAGCAGCACCGCCAATGTCCATGGAATAGATCCCCGCTGCCGCGCCAAGTTTAGCCAGTCCAAGCCAGGTGGAAGGTTGCCGTAGGTAGGTTTTGAATATGCTCATTTTTCTCCTGTGTGTTGAAATAACCGCTCCCAAAGAGCTTTGCGATCAGCTTCGCACTCCTTGATTTTGCCGTACAAATACCAGACGGCGACAATTGTAAATGCCATGGACAGGCCCTGGCCGGCTGCCTGCTCAAGAATGTGCTCGATGAACTTTTCCATAATTAGCATTTCCACCGCTTCATGCTGGCCTTGGCTCGTTCGGCCGGCCCCTTGGCCTTAGCCACCACACCAGCCATGCGGGCACAAAAGGACTTCTTGCGGCCAACGTCAGCCTTGGTCTTGGGATTCGGAGCAGGAGCCTTCAGGTTGCTGCCAGTGGCCTTATTTAGCTTAGCGCGACCTTTGGCAGTTAGCCCAGCCCCTCTAGAGACAGGCAGCTTCTCGCCGCGGCCAACGGATAGGGATGGATTCTTCTTAGGCATTTGCGGGCGGCACAAACTGACCGTTAATGTAGCTCCAGCCTATGCCAGCGCCTGAGTCGCCAATCGGCTCAACGTAATAGGCCGGGTCTATGTAGTAGCCTTCAGGAGGTGTCCACGGAGGAGGCACATCGCAAGGAAGGCAGCTTGCGACGATATTGGTGGCAGAATCAATGATTGCGTAGTTCATGCGTAGAGTTTTTAGGCATCTTCAGGAGGGGGAATAAAGCTGCCATCAGGTTGCTCGATCCATCCAATGTTGCAAGGTACGTCTGTTACGTTCACTAAGCTGGTGCCGGCAGGAGGCGTAAATGGAGTAACTCCGTCCCAACGGATAAGGTTCAACACAACTTTTGTAAGGTCGTCTACAATAGCGTATCTCATATTAGAAGTAAGTTGTCACAACTACGATGCCGTCTGCTCCATTGCCACCAGCGCCAGAGTTGCCAACGTTGTCGAGAGCCGCGCCCCCACCGCCCCCTGCGCCGCCGTAAAGCCCGCCATTTCCACCGTTGCCTGCGTTGCCAGTGACGCTTGACCCGCCGCCTGCGCCTGCGCTGCCCCCAGCAGCAAAGTTTGCGACAACATTAGGAGCAGTTCCGCCGTTGCCTCCAATTACCCCTCCCGAAGCAGTTCCGCCACTTAGCCAAGTTCCAAGTTCAGTTCCGCCACTTGCGCCCACAAACCCAACTGTTGCAGCAACAGGAAGTCCTCCTCCACTACCACCACCTGCTCCAGAAATAGTTGCATTTGTGCCACCCAATCCAGCTCCTGCGGAGCCAGATCCACCGTTTCCGCCTTGAAACATGGCGCGAGCACTTGACGAAGCACCGGCTGGGCCACTTGTGTTTGAAGCAGCTCCTGCCCCACCTCCACCAGCTACTTGAATTAAAGTGCCAAACGAAGAGTTTCCTCCAGTAACCCCGATGTTTCCGTTTGTGCTATTAGCAGTTACAGAAGCACCGCCGGTCCCTCCAATGCCAACGGCTACGGCTTCTGTTGCGCCAAGCAGAGCGGCAGAAATGTTCCGCATGGAATACGATCCACCTCCACCTCCACCTCCACTAAATGCCGCAGTCGCAACACCGGCCTTGCGGCCAGACCCACCGCCACCGCCAGCAGAGATCACCACTACATCTACAGCAACTGCACCAGCCGGCTTTGTCCAAGTGCCGCTGCTGGTAAAGGTCTGCACGTTGGTGAAATTGCCAGCATGCTGGTGATCCGCTCGTGCGGCAAACGGACTCAAACCAATCACAGCAGTGGTTGCTAGCGCCGCTGGAGCAGTGGTGGATAACCCCGCGATCTGAGCCGTAGTAAGCGCACCAATCTCTTCAGCCGTGGGAAGAAGGTGCCTGTGGTCAGCCCTAGCAGCAAAGGTGCTGAGCCCGATGATAGCGGAAGTCGAGAGTGCAGCAGGAGCAGTGGTAGCCAGCCCGGCAATCTGGGCGGTCGTCAGCACGCCTACCAGAGCCTGAGAAAGCGTTGCCTTCCGCGTAGTGGCGCCTTGATTGACCACCAACACGTCCGTTGTTGCTACGGACGCTGCTGCTGGCAGTTCGGAGATCTTGATGTTTGGCATAATTAGTTCTGTTCAACCCAACTCAAAGTCGCCTCATTCCAATAGTAGTCTTTTCCATCCTGTGGCGCCGCTACAGGAGCCTGCCAAATCCAACTGGGCGCGGAGATTGTCCACGATGGAAAAGGCTGCGGAGCGTAAAAGACATCATTCTCGTGGTCGTAAGTGTGCCCAACCCCAGCGTAGTTGGCCCTTAGCGCCACTCCGCCATCAGGTTGACCATCCTGCCCGTAGTGAATGCCTCCACGGGTGTTGTAGCTAGTCTTAAGATACATTCCCGGAGAATTGTCCACAAATGTGGCAAAGAACTCTTCTTCAGCAACAATTACGTTGCTTACTTTTCCATCAACAACTTTTGCGTAATGAGCCATAAATTAAGCAGTATAAGTTCCAGAAGATGTAAACTTAATAATTGTATTCGCGCCTGAGGTAGTAACGGTTGGCGATCCAGTCACAATGCCTGTGTAGTTGACAGTTGGAAGGGACAGAATAACAACTCCAGATCCTCCGTTGCCGCCTGTGCCAGTTAAAGACGCTGCCCCTCCAGCCCCTCCGCCGGTATTAGCAACACCACTGCCTCCAGTGCCACCGCTGCCTCCAACGGCATTCCCTCCCCCACCAAATCCTCCAGATCCCTGTGATCCAGATCCAACTGATCCCCCTCCTCCTCCAGCGTAATACGTTGCTGTTCCAGTAATTGATGACTGTAAACCAGATCCTCCGTTGCCGCCGGAGGAGCTAAACCCGTATACTCCAGCCGATCCAGCCCCGCCTCCGCCGCCAGAAGGAGATCCACTTAATCCAGGTGTATATCCACCGCTATTGCCCTGTCCAACTGTTCCGCTTCCACCCAAAGCCACTGGACCACCAGCCGCACCATTTGTTCCGCCTCCGCCGCCAGACCCACCATTTGCACCTGCTGTTCCACTAGGGGTTCCATAAACACCACATCTTCCACCACCAATTGATCCAACTACGGAACCGTAAGATATAAGCGAGTTAGATCCAGAAACTGCGGTTCCAGTAAAGATTGCGCCAGCACCTCCCGCTCCAACCGTTACCGTGCAAACTTGCCCTGGATAAAAGGAAACATTTACAGTCTGCATCCCGCCAGCGCCGCCGCCTGCCCCAGTTGCGCCACCACCACCAGCAACAATTAAAGCTGTGCCCTGAATTGCTGGGACTGCGCCAATTTCCTGTGGAGTTGGAAAGATGTGCTGGTGGTCTGCTCTGGCGGCAAAGGTGCTAAGCCCGATAACCGCGCTGGTAGCCAAAGCAGCGGGAGCAACAGTAGACATCCCTGCAAACTGAGAAGTGCTTAGTGCGCCAATTTGCGCTGGAGTTGGATAAACATGTTGATGGTCAGCACGGGCGGCAAAGGTGCTAAGGCCAATAACGGCTGAAGTGGCTAGCGCCGCTGGAGCCACAGTGGACATCCCAGCAATTTGAGAAGTTGTAAGCGCACCAATCTGAATGGCAGTTGGAAAGATGTGCTGGTGATCTGCACGAGCCGCTTCCGTGGATAGGCCAACCACAGCCGCCGTTGCAAGTGCAGCAGGAGCAGTTGTTGCAAGAGGAGCGCCTCCTCCCGAAAAAGCTACGGAAGAAAGTGCAGTAACTTGTCCTTGCGCGTTGATGGACAACACAGGAATCTGGCTTGTGCTGCCAATATCAACCTGGGCAGTTGTAATGGCTGCCAACGAAATTGTGCCACTTTCAATAATTGTGCCGCCATCAAGTCCGGTGCCAGCCGTAATGCTGGTGACTGTGCCTCCAGCCTCGCTAGTGATTGGAACAGATCCAAGGCTAATCACGCGACCTTTAGCATCAATGCTCAGAACAGGAACAGCAGTGCCGCTGCCCACATTATTTTGTGCAGTGGTAATGGCGGCCAATGTAGCCGCGGCTGCTCCAGGCCCAACAGCAGTGACATCTCCAGTGAGCGAGCTAATTGCCGATGTTGAAGTGGCAATGGCAACAGAAGAAAGGCTGATCACCCTGCCCTTAGCATCAACAGAAATAACCGGAATGTTGGTGGAGTTGCCTACATTGCTTTGTGCGGTTGTAATCGCCGCAAGAGTCGGACCGGGATAGTTTCCAGCCAAGTCTCCGCTAGCCGCGGCTGTAGCTCCAAGTGCACCAACATTGGCCGCGGTGGGATAGGCGTGCTGATGATCAGCCCTAGATGCAAAGAGGGATGTCCCAGCGACTCCAGATGAGGCCAGTGGTGAAGCTGCGGTTGTGGAAAGGCCAGCAATCTGAACAGTCGTCAACGCCGGGTTGGCAACCGTGGTCAGGCCAGTAACTCGGCCTTTGGCATCCACCGTAAGCACGGGAATGGACAACCCAGAGCCTACTCCGGTCTGTGCCGTTGTAACAGATGCCAGCGTTGGGTTAGGGTAGGTCCCAGTCAGATCTCCGCCAGCAACGCCGGCCGGATTGCGAAGAATGAGGCCAGTGACCTTCTTGGTGGTGCCACCCTGGACGATTGGAATAAGTTCCGTTCCGTCAACACTAGTTGCCGCTGGAAGTGCAGAGATTTTGTCGCCCATATTAGCCTGTAGTCAGAATGTCGCCGCTTTCGTTTGTGAGTGTAAATCCAGCTTCAGTAGTGATCAAGTCTCCGCCACCTTGTGTGATAGCAGTCTTTTTAAACTTGAAGGTTTGATTGCTACCAGAAACTTGAATTCTAGCAAAGTTTTTATTGAACGCCTTTGCTTGGTCTTGATTACGTTTCCTTATGAATTTGGTAATCATGTCTAGTAAGTGTAAACCATGTTCATGCGTTGGATCTGACCCTGCTGGCGAATCAACACATCAATCTGTTGCTGTACTGCAAACTCAGCCATGCCCTCAAGCGCGTCCGCTTCAGACGCACGGCCTTCTGAACGCAGGAAGTCAGCACTTACAGAATTAACAAGGTAGCTCTTAAACCGAAAAGGCATTTCCATTAGTCTCCAAGAGAAACTTGGATTTGCCGGGAGCACACCAATAGCAGCAGCCGAATAGGCATTCCAGAAGTTGCCAGCTACAGGCAAGTTCTTGCTGGGAGGATTGTAAGCAGAGCTACCTTGGTTCGGGTCGTAGTAAACCTGCGAACCAGCAGAATAGGCCAGCGTTGGGTCGTACCTAGTGCCAAACAAGAACGGTGCCGTTGATCTAAGCAGCACAAACTTGGAGTTGAAGTTTGCAAACCTAAGCACAAAGAGATCCTGGCTCAAGAACTGCGTGGACACAGTTGTGTCTGTGTCCAGATTGGGCATGTTCTCAACCGTGTAAGACTCTTCCCTGTTGCGCGTGCCCTTGCGTGGATCTCCATTCCAGCAGCCAATTGCCTGCCCGGCTACCACCACAAGCGGCTGTGGGTTGTTCACAAACTCCAGTGTTGAGCCGCTGATTGCAGTCCACTGAGGCGTGCCCCATGGCGCCTGAACCGTAATTGAAGTGATGTACGGGTCCGTTGTTGGATCGCCTACCGTAAACTCAAACGTGTATTGCTGAGCCGCAGCAGAAACCAAAACATCCTCTTCATTAAGAATAAAGAAGGGATTGATTATGTTTGCGTATGTGTCACCAATCGTGCCCTTCTGCCAAGCCTGCTCAGAAAAGTCCCTGAGGTAAACTCTCGGGTAGTTTGTAGCCAGTGTGATGACTACAGGAATGGTATTTTCTGCATTCTGAAAATACAGAGGTTCTCCGTTTTCCTGAAGCAACTCATTGCCGTTTTCCAACAAAACAGGAATGGGAGCAGCAACAACATTGCTGATAAGTGTGCCAGGCCAGAGTTGCTGGATCTCCTGAATATCGGGCCAATCTTCCCGATCCCAGATCATGCTTAACCGGCGGTTCGTGAAATCGCGGATGGCTGCAAAGGACTTGTCATTTAGCGTGTTTCTATCCAAGCCAATAAGTTGGCATGACTCTGCTAGAATTGCGCTAAATGGTACGGTCTTCATTTACTTGGAGGTGCCCACCCTACACTGATTTCCTTAACGCCGCCACTATTTACCTTACACTCTGGATTGTCACGCAAGAACTCATCCATGAATGCTTTGTCATTCCAACATCCGTATCCAAGTTTCTGACCCCAAAAGTGATAAGCAGTGCCGGGAATGGTGGCTATTTTCTGCCCAAGTCCTTCCACAGATTTGTGCCGCTCTTTATTGAACTTGGCAATCTGCTTGGCCTCGACTCTTGCCTGCACCTTGTTTCGCTCCCAGCCGGTGCGAAGTTCTTTCTCCAATTCTCCAACAAGATTTTCAGGGATACTGATCATACGCGAGCCATGAAAGTTGTGCCAGGACCAGGAACCAAAGGAAGCCTTCCGTTTGCGTCATAAATGCCACTGTATGGGTTAATCTTGTCCTCTGGCATGGCAGACCCGTCTGTGCCTTCAGGACCGCTGCTAGCGGGCTTCCTGTAGGCTAGGGCCACCAAGTTAGCAGGGGCCTGTACCCCAGTGTAGCGTTGAATTAGTTCTGGAATTATTGGTATTGGAAGTACAGTCATAAAAAGTGACTGCTTACGGCAGTCAGTCGGAATCTAGTTGGTTAAAGACTCAATGTTCTTCGTCTGGATGAAAGTGTGCCGTCTCTCCGGCTGTCACACCACTTTTTCAGCACCACTTATTGTGCCACAGAACGCAGGTGTCGCGGAAGTCTACTAAGCAGCGTTGTAGTCGAACTTGCCGAGACCCAGCGGGTTCCCAACAACCAGACCAGCAACAGCTTCAACCAAACGGCCAGGTCCACCGCCGTTATCGGACAGCGCAGTGACCTGAGCCACGTTGCCGCCATAACGCACTTCAATGAGGTTCATGTCAAGCACAAGACCCTTGAACGCCGTGGGCGTGTAGGTCGTGCCAGACACAGTCCCGATGAAGGTGGTCGGGTGCAAGCGCACCGTTCCAAAGTCACCCTGGAACACGTCCAGCGACTGGATGTAGGTGTCAGCAGCGGCATCACGCTGGAAGGTCTGCACCTTCGTTGCGCCGGCGCCGGTCACGCCCACAGTGGAAGTGGTGGTCAGGGAAGTGGTTCCGAGAAGGCCGGTGAACGCCCTTTTCAAATCCGTCCCAACAATGCAGTCGAAGGAAGTGTAGTGACCAGTCTGATCAAAGACCGATTTGAGCAGGCCCTGCACAACGGCGTCCGTCAGCGAAGTCCCAAGCGCAGTGCCCGTGCCCACGATGGAATTCAAAGGAGTACGGAAGATCAAGGGAATGTCACCAGGAGTCGGAGTGCCCGTGCCAGCATTGCTGATCCAAGTCTGCGCGCCGGCGGTCCGGTAAGCCACAGTCTGGTTGCCAGTGTCAAGCTGGGACACCTGATTGGAGGTCATCGTGACTTCCATGTCGCGCTTGATCCCGGTGATTGCCTTTGCCACGTTGTCAGCCAGTTCATCACGCACACCAGCAACATCGGCGATGTCCTGAGTGAGCTTGGAAACACGGATTGCGCGGCGATAGATCTGGGCGTAGTTGGCCAACTCAGCGCGGTAGCCAACAACGTAGTTGGTAACGCCACTGGTCAGGTTTACGTCAAGACCGTCCGGCACGCCGCCCACTTCAGGAATGGGAAGGCTGTCAGACTGCCAACGGAAGAACATATTGCCGGGCTTAGAGCCCTTCTTAGCCATCGACGTGAAGGGCGTGTCCTTGGCGTCAACCAAGGCGATCATGTCCATCAAGTCTTCGCGCTTACCGCGCCCCGAGAGATTAGGTTCAGTGAGAGAAGCCATATAATTAAAAATTACTGCGTTTTACTGCGTGAACTAAACAAAGTTCATTGCTTTTACTAGGTCCGTCAAACCATCACGACTGCCACCGGTTCTTGCGAACTGTTGCTTGGCCTTTGTCCGATCTCCATTAGGAGCCTGAGAAGGTGGAGCTTTTGCTGAACTTGGTTGAACCGGTGCCCTACGAATTGGTTGACTTTGGGCTTTGCCCTTTGTCTTCAATTCTGAGTAGGTTTTAGCACCAAGAACCATCAAGCCCGTCAAATGTTTCCAATCTGCTCTGCGCTTTTTAAGCTCAGGGAAGTCACGAATAATCTGTTGAGCAACTTGGTACTCTTCAGTTTCTTGCTTTCCCCACCAAGGAAAATCAGATGTGACCTGTGCGTCTGCCTGTGCCTGCTGTTGCAGGTAGTTCAGCCGTGCAGGAAGCTCGATCTCCTTGCGCTTCATTGCCGTGCGCCTCATTGCTCTGACATCTCTGTCTGAAAGCTCTTGTTCCGTGCCATCAGGCAACGTAATTACGCCTCCATCCATGTTGTCTTCGCACCACAACAAGACTTCTACAGCTTTGTCGTACTCGCCTTTAACCTGGTCAAAGGTGTTAAGGGTTTCCGCAAACTCTGTTTGATCCTGTTGCTTTGCAGGAACAGAAGACTTTGCAGTCTCAAGTTCTTGCTGAAGCTCAGCCAAACGCGCCTTATGCGACTCTAATTCAGATTGGGCAGCCTTCTTCGCAGCAACTAATTTGTTAATGCGCTTCTGGACACCCTTGGTCAAAGAACTACTGTCGTGATGTTCGGAATCATCATCAGCCTGCTGATCGTCCTCTGAAGAGGAATCCACCGCTTCTGACTCATCCTGCCCCTGTGTGGCCGGAGCTGCCTCCTCCTCGTCAAGGAAGCTGGATTTAAGAAGATCACTAAGACCTCTTTCGTCCATTAAACCGAGTTTCTGAGCAACGGGAGTTTCTGCTGCCTCCTGATTCCCGGAATCAGGCTGTGCTTCGTTTTCGTTCATGCGGTTAAGGTCGCAAGTTCCTTATTGATACAATCCAGTAACGCTGGAAGGCCCGTTATTAGCGTTATGCCAAATCTTTTTCTTCAGTCAAGCCATTTAGTTTTAATGCTTCTTGTCTTAGTGTTAAAAGTGTTGAGTAAACTAGATTAACTCCATCTGCTTGACCGCAAGCGTGGATACGGTCTTCGCCTTTGACATTATTGCCAACCGCAGACATCCAGAGTTGCTCTTGCATCTGTTGGATCGTCTCCATAATCTGATCCCACATGTGGTTCTTGCCGGCAAAGCCGTAAGCCGCTCGTTCGCTTTGTGTCATATTACTGCCCAGGTTGCTGCTGCATTGGCGTAACTCCAAGCCTACCAATCTGTGCGTTCTGTTGCTGCATGACGCTCATTTGCAGGTTCTTAACATAGTTCTCAAACAGAGCTTGGAAGTTTTCATCTGCCTGAAGCGCGGCTTGAGCCTTGGGATTGTTTTGCATGACCTGCTGGGCAAACTGCATCTTGGTCTGCGCAGCGGGATCGTTCTCCTGATACAGGGCTTCGTTGCCCAGAAGCATCATGCCAATGTCGGTCTGAACATCCTTAAACATCTTTTGGGATGCCTGCTCCTGATTCATGATAAGTTCACCGGCCATTTCTGGGGCGATAGCTTGAATCAGCATCTCAGTAATCCGATTAGCATTAAGCACTCCACCCGTGTCCATCTGCTTAATCTTGGTAAGGAAGTCCACTTTCTGAGCAATGTATTCCTTGTCCAAGTTCATCACGTCAAAACGGACATTGATGTCAAACTCGTTGTGGATCTCAGACAGGTTCTGCGGCAACACGCCGCCAGTGATGCGCTGAATCTCCTGCGCTGGCATGTACTGACAGCACAGGGAGAACATCTGCCGGAACACTGAGCGCCAGGATAGTAGCCACGAGTTGACCAGTGCCTGCTGAAGCATCTGGGTGGTCATTGGCATTACGTTGGGATTTGCCGTTCCAAAGTAGGCTGCGTGCTGCTGTTCAACACGCTGGATCAAGTTAAACGCTACGGTAGGTTCACGAGCCGGCGGCTCCATGAAGGTGTAATCGTTCTGGTTGGTCACCGGCAGCGACACACCTGGGCCGATCTTGTTGATGGCGCCAACGCGCTTAACTACCTTGATGGGCGGCAGCGTCGAGAATGCTGTGTGATCGCGGATCGAGTCATGCTGGGCCTTGATTTCATCCTGATCGGTGGTTGCCAACTCTGGGATGCCACGGGTGTCCGTGATAGCGCGGCGAATTTGCTCCCGGCGGAACTCCACAAAGGGGTACTCGCCATGGGCGTAGTCAAGACGCTCGTGAATGGCCCACGAATCTCCATCGGACTGCCGGTTAGACGCAGCCTGAGGGCAGATAACAGTGTAAAAGATCGCAGGAGCATCACCATCAAGACTCTTGGTGTAGCAGTAAACGATCTCCACCATGTTCATGTAGTTTACACCGTTGTAAACCATCATCGTCGTAGTCGGGAGCAGGTTGATGTTGTAGTAGCTGCTGGATTTGCCCAACTGCTGCAACGCACGCTCTACCCAGTCTGGGTTCCAGCCTTCTGTCGTGATTTTTTCACGCAACTCCACCTCTGACATCCAAGTCCGGCGGAAAATTACCCGAGACCGTTGCAGGTCCGCGGTTTCAGGGGGAAATATGATCTCATCCCACGGCTTGAGAGCTACAATCTCAGGTAAGTTCTTACTGACGTACTCCTCATCCATGGAGGTCATGCCAGTCTTGGCAAGCTCACGGACCATGCGCTTAGCGTCAGAAGCCTTTAGTGTAGGCATGGCAGCCTGCATGATCTCTGCTGCCTGCTCTGGGGCGCTCACAATCAACTGCGGCAACTCCATCAAGACCTGGCTGCCTGATTGCTGCGCCAATCCCATGATCTGCTCCATCGAGATCTCTTGGGTACGAACACTGATGTTCTGCTGCCACCCCACAAAGAAGGCGCTCCAGCCGTACTGAAGTGCGTACTGTGCGCCAAGGGTAGCCTCCTTGTAAAGCTGCTGGGGCATCTTGCAGTCACGAATCCAACGAAGCAAGGTTGTCCCAATCTGGGAGACCGGCATGTCGGTAAGTTCCGTGCCATTGGCTCGAAGCTCCGCCTTTTGGAAGGCACCTACAAGCAGGGAGGTAAGCTCGTTACAGGTAGCGTCGATTAGGCGTGCTCGCACGTCAGAAGCACCTTCAAACGGCCAAGCAGGGTCACCTTGTGAACGGTTCTCAGAGTGTTTCTTGCCGTCATCGGTCTGACCGGGCCACCGGCAGAAGCGAATATTGTCAAACTTGGTGACCAGATTGCCCTGGCTAGAGTTAATCATCGCACGATTATACTCACTCAAAAGCTCTCCAACATGTGGCTTGTCAGAGGCAATTGCCAGAACGTCTGTGTTTGTGTTCAACATACCTTTAATAGCTCCCGCACTTATTAAACTTTTGCCACGAATTGTTTAATGCTCCTGTGTGGCTAGGTTGCATTACCACAAGATAGCCGAGAGCGTCAATTGGATCTTTACAGGCACCCTTCTGGCCATCGTGCCCTGTCCACTCTCTGAGTGAGTAAATGAGGTTCTGACAGCTTTCATGCACCATTAACCGCGGATGGTTCTTTTCAGAGTCAATATCCGCGTCTCTGTCGTAGCAGAGTAAGTCATTGACGATTAAAACGCGCTCATCAACTGATACGCTAGCAGCAGGCTGGAAATAAAGAGGTTCACTAGCGTCCAAAAGAAGATCCAACAGGGTGACTCCTCCTTCTTTACTTGTTGTCTCCGTTCCTGCGCTTCTTGGGTCGATGTAGCGTTCTGCGATCTCCTCACGTTTGTCATCATGTGTTTCTAGTGACCAGACAAGTTCAGTGTACTCGTTAATTCCACGACCGCCGCCACTTCTCTGTGCGGGGCCGGGACGACCGTCAGCTTTATCACTCGGCAGCGCCCATTCCCCGTAGCTTTGATCGGGCCACTCCCGGTAGACCCACACTGTACCATGCGCGTCCACCCTAGCCCAAAGCATGAACCAGTTTCGGGCGCCGGCAGGATCAGCCACCATGTAGTTTGTCCCTTCAGGACAGTGGTCCGTAACGCTATCTGTGAAGATATTCTTGTCCCCGAACATAGGGAACTGGCTGCCGGCAGTCTGTTCTGCCCAGCCGTAAGCACGGATCTTAATGTCATGCGTGCTGCGTCCCTTCAAGGTCTGCTGCATCCGCTCCCAGTTGTTGTAGGGGTTGAGTTTACTGTGGAACCAGATGCAGGCGTGCTTCCCGTAGACGCCTTCCGCGGTGTAGGGCATGTGCCCCTTGGGTACGCCAATGACGTTGCTGTGCGGCAAAAGCTCACTCTCCTTCCAGGTCTTAATGCGGCTGGTAGAGATGAACTCCTTCACGGTCTGCGTGTAGCCAAGGATGGGCGTGAAGGTGACGAGCAGTTTTCCGTTACGGGTAATCAAGCGGTACTTTAACGTTTCCAGCCAATCTGCCGGCACAAGCTCGTCGCACCAGACAAAGTCTACCTCGCCACCTTCAACGACCTTGATGTCCTGGCTGTAGTTCAGGAACCAGATCTGGTTGCCGTTGTAGACCGCGGTATTGTCTGAGAAACCGTTCTTCTGGGTCCAGCTAACCTGGGTGCTCTTGCTGCGCTTGGCTTCTTTGAGTTCCGGTGGCAGGTACTTCTGAAACACATTCTGCTGCATGGACACGCTCGTCATGTTAGTCGTGTGCAGGCACCAGATGTTGAGGCCGCGCTTCTTAAACTTGTCCTTGATCCAGTCCGGGGCAAAGCCGTTTAGGTCAGCGCCCACAAAAGCCTGGGCGATTCGCTTAGCAGCGTACTCAGTCTTGCCAGCCCGGTTGCCGCCAAGGATGAGCATTTCGGAGTGCGTGTTAAGCAGGTTGTCAGCATCCTTCCAAGACTCCAGTTCCGTGCCGTAGCGGTGAGGGTCAGACTGCTCAGCCCTGACACGCTGCTCGCGCATGAGAAAGAGGCGCATGACCTCCTCTGCGCCCACGTTCTCAATCATCCGCTGGCGCTGCGCTTCGTCAGGGGTTGGCATCAAGGGATGCTCAAGCAGCGGGTAGGTAAGAATCTTCTGGAAAAGTTTGGCTTTTTGATCGTCAAGGGTTGACATGCTGTTTGGTTTTTGAGAATTTTGTGTTGCGCTCCAACATAGGAAGCGCCGCGTAGCCGCAGGTCAACCTGAAACAGGGAACTACCGGTGAAGACATGGTTCCGGGTATTCCTCTAGACCCGGATTAAAGATCGCTGATGTTCAAGAATCAGTGAGTGCTGCATAGTCACCTGCGATAAAGGTAATGCTTGGCTGAACGGGTAGCCATGGGCAAAGACTATGATATGCGACGCGACAACGACACTTATACGGAAGTGTAACGCTTCACTTTTGAGCACTACCCCCAATTCTAGGTGGCTAACACTCAGTCTTGGGGGTACTATGCTCAGTCGCCAAGCTTCTCCTTACCGGAAGTGTTTAAGCTTCGTTAGTGAGGGCTGCGCTTCGCAGCGCGAACAGCCTTAAGGTAGCTAATCTAGTGTGGCTACACACTGGATTGAAAGCCGGTTAAGACTGGTTAAGAACGTCCTTAGTGAATAGGTAGGGTTGCCACCTTGGCTAAGAATAAGACGCCATTCTTAACATTGATAATTTGATTCACTCTGATTTGGTTGCCCTTCTCGCCAACAAAGACTCTCCCTAGGGTATCCGTCTCCACAAAGCGTTGGTTAGCGTGTTTCTTAACGACCCTGGCTGCTCTAACGCTACCATCAAGAGACGCCGGCCTAATTATGATCGGCTCCATGTCCTGCTTGTGCTCCACAAGACTGGGATCAACCACGCTTAACGCGATCATATCGGTAGGTTCACCACTATGATTAGCACTTAAGTCGTTAAGATCGCTCTTAGCAAAGTTCTTAACGCTAAGATCAGTGTTAAGATCCAAGATGTCGGCCCTAAACATGACACGGCTGCCAAAGCCGGTCTTCTGCCGCCTGTAGTCCACGCCTTCCGTGTACTTGGCTAAATCATACGCAGCACCTAGCTGCGCCTTCATCTGCTTTTCATGTACTGTGAATTTCATAACGATTTAAGGTCCTACGATTTAAGTGTTCAATTTTTATACACACCTGTAGAGGCAGAAAGGACGCCCAGTCTGCACAAGCAAACCGGCTGTACACGATGCTGTACTGGCACTCCCGCCAGGGATAGACAGCAGCT